TGGTCGTGAACCCACAAAAGAAGAACGTGGTAAAGCCAAAGCAGTGAACTTCGGTTTTCTGTATGGTATGCAAGCCAAGAAGTTCGTGAAGTATGCTCTGGACAGCTATGGACAGGTATTTACTCAACATGAAGCTGAACACATCCGAGATCTATTCTTTGCCAAGTATTCTAGACTCTTACCTTGGCACAAAGAACAAGAGTCTCTTTGTGAGATGCAAGGAGGTGTAGCTAATATGTTTGGTAGATTCCGTCGTTTGCCTTTGATCTACTCGGGGAACAAGTGGGAACGTGCTAGTGCTGCTCGTCGTGCCATCAATACGCCGGTTCAAGGCTCCGGCTCGGATCTTCTTATCTCAGCAGTGACTCAGATCAACAAGGAACTCAAGGGAATTGCTTGGGTCGGAGCTACTGTTCATGATTCAATTATAGGAGAATGCCGAGAAGAAGACAAGGATTTTGTGGATGAAACCATTCGCCGTATAATGAAACACCCAAAAGTTCTGGATGATTTCGGGGTTGAACTCAGAGTGCCTTTGGACGTAGACATTGGCTGGGGTCCATGGGGAACCCATTAAAATACTGAGAAAACGGTTGAAAAACCAAGCAACAGGTAGAGAAGGCATATAAGACAAGAAAATTTTTGTTCAAATCGATCAAAAATAGGGCTTTACTTTTGTCTTAGAATAGGTTATGATTCTATCTGTAAAAAGAAGTTAAAACTGCTTCAAAATGATTTAGGAGGATACAACAATGATCGAAGTAAAGAAGGGCGAGTCCGTTATCGTCAAGGGTTTCACCGGTATCAAGCTGGGCGTGTTCGAGGTTGCCAAGGCGGACAAGAAGACTGTTACCGTCATGAAGAGAAACGGTGACGAGATGATCTTTGACCGCAAGACCGGCAAGCAGATCAACGTGGAGGAAGGCAAGGAGAAGTATGCCAACTCCATTATGGAGGATGATGGCAGCTATGTTGCTCCCTCTACCTCTAAGAAGTCCAAGAAAGCCTCCAAGCCTGCGACCAAGAAAGCCAAGCCCGAGCCTGAAGACGATGACGAAGATGAGGACGAAGATGAGGAAGAGGAAGTCAAGCCTGTGAAGAAGGCAAAGAAGCCTGCTAAGAAGACCAAGAAGGTCGTTGAGGAAGACGACGATGACGACTTTGAGGACATGGATGACTGATCTCATCCGGGGGCATTGCCCCCACCTTAATGCGGCTCAAGATCAAATACAACCGTTTTCTGTTAACTGGATCAGAGTTATGAGGGAACCAAAACTATGGATCTTGAACAGTGACAAGCCTGTGTAAACTGCAGAGTCAAGGAGAAGCTCAGTAGGAAGAGCATCTGAGGGAGGCCGATCATTTCCGGTGGCTGGCCTCCCTACACGGGACATTAGCTCAGTTGGTAGAGCATCTGGCTCATAACCGGATGGCCACGGGTTCAAGTCCCCTATGTCCCACCACCCGTGTGTGCGCTTCACGGGTTCATTTATGCGCCTCTTTCCTATAAGCTGACTGGCATAAGAGAGTTCAGAGAAATCTGAGAGTGCAGCTCACTCCCCAAGGAACGTGCTAGTGTTTGAGACTAGATGCAAGGAGTGCCCCAGTGCAATTCTGGCAGCCTATAAAGACTGAGGAGGTGAAAACTCTGTATATCAGCTATTCGCGCATGTCTACATACCTAAAATGCCCATACCAACACTGGCTTCGGTATGTACGACGGCTGGAGAAACGATCCCCAGAAAGACCTTTGTATTTTGGTACAGACTTCCATAAGTTGCTTGAGCTTCGCAATGACCCGAAAGCGCTGAGAGAAGCCAAGCAGGTCATCAAGGACACCTATTATGAACTCCCAGCCTCACAGCAGGGAATCCTAGGAGAAAACTACATCGAAGACCTGTTTACAATCTTTAAGGACTATCGACGGTTGTACAAAGATGTGCGTCAACCTCAAGTAACGGAGAAAGAATTTGAACTGGAAGTCGGAAGATCCAACGGCGAACCCATTGTTTTTGTAGGGAAGATTGATGAATTGTATCTCATGAAGAGACAAGGAGTCAAGTACATCACTATTGGTGAACACAAAACGTTTTCCAATAAACCCAACGCTGATCTATTGGTTATGAATACTCAAAAGTGTTTGTATGCCAAGGCGGCGTCTCTTTTGAAGGGTGTATTACCCGACAAGGTAAAATGGGATTATATCAAGTCTACTCCAGCAGCTGAGCCTATTTGGCTTGAGAAAACCAAGAGATTCAGCGAGGCAGCTTCCACAAAGATCACGCCTATGAGCTGGAGGAGAGCCTGTAAAAAGCGAGATATCCTTGATCCGGAGATTCTTCATAAGGGAGACCGATACAAGGACAATATTTCTGAATTCTTTTTCCAAGTTGAGCTTCCTATTGACCCTAAAATGGTGGACGTCATCTGGGATGGGTATCTATACACAGCTCAAAACATAATCCGTTGTGGATCTGACAACAAGACTCATAATGTTACCCGAGATTGTTCTTGGTGTAGCTATCACGATATTTGCTATGCTGAGATGACCGGAGGAGATGTTGAGTACACCATTGCAAAAGACTTTGTAGAAAAGGAGTGACGTCATGGGTCTATTAGACTCTGCCGTTGACATTCAAGAACTCGGTCAACGGAATTTTTGGGTGCTGTATGGTAAATCTAACAGTGGAAAGACTTATATAGCATCCACCTTCCCCAAGCCCCTTCTGTATGTACAGATTGGTGATGACGGCTCTAACACGATTGCTCATGTAGAAGGTATCAAGGCTATTTCTATTGAGAACGTGGAACAGTTCAAAACCCTCTGCGAAGAGCTCAAGAAAGACAAGAAGTACAAAACCATTGCTGTTGATACTTTTTCACTGGTTGTGAATGAGTGGGTACAGCAGAAAGTTACCACCAAGGGCAAGAAAATGACTCAGCAGCTCTGGGGTGATCTGAAAACCGAGCAAGAAGAGCTGATCAAGGCTCTCCATCGGTTAGCAAAGAAACACATTGTAGTGGCTACCTGTCACGAAAGCATGGATGCTATCGAAGGCATGGAAGATGAGATCACTCCGGATATCCGGCCGTCTGTTTCCAAGGGTGCCCGCACCTATCTTGAGGGTATGGCCAACTATGGCATCCATACAACCAAGATCGTCAAAGAAATCACCAAAGGCAATGAGACCAAAGAAGTTGTTAAATATGCTGCCGATATTGGTCCCAACCCCTATTACTGGACAAAGCTCCAGATTGATCCGAGCATTAAAGTTCCCAAGCGCATAATCAATCCGACCTATGACAAGTTCATGGAAATCATCGGTTCGGTTGACAATAACTAGATTTTGGAGGTATTACAATGAGCAGAAGAATGAAAGTCGATATGACTGGCGTGGAGAGCTATTCTCGTTGTCCTGAGGGTCAGTTTCCTGCCAAGTTGGTCAAGCTGGAAGAGTGCACCATCCAGGGTTCCGGTGACGACGGTCTGAAGGCAAAGTTTGAAGTCACCGGCGGTTCTGGCAAGGGCAGTAATGTCTTTGAGACCTTCTCTCTGGGTGAAAAGGCTCTGTGGAAGCTGAAGATGATGCTGGAGGCCATGGGCATGAAGGCCACTGGTAAGATGACTCTGGATCTGGACAAGTTGGAAGGCAAGTCCGTCGGTATCGAAGTTGTTCACGATGAGTTCAACGGTCGGAAGACTGCAAAGATCGCCCAGTATCTCAAGCTGAGTGAGCTGGAAGACACCGAAGCTGATGAAGACGACGAAGATGAGGATGATGACGATGAGGATGAAGAGCCGGTGAAGAAGCCTGCAAAGAAAGCTCCTGCCAAGAAGTCCAAAAAGCAGCCTGAGCCGGATGAGGACGAGGATGATGACGAGGAAGACGATGATGAGGACGAGGAAGAGGAAAAGCCCGCCCCCAAGAAGTCTTCTAAGAAAGCTCCTGACAAGGCTGCTAAAAAACCTTCCAAGAAGGCAAAGCCTGAACCCGAGGATGATGAAGATGACTGGGAGGACGATGAGGACTGATGTCCTTTGATTCTCATACGGGGGAGGGGCAACCCTCCCCCAGATAGGAGATGATTATGGATCTATATCACATCCCCGGAGATACAGGAGGTCTCTGGAGAATGGACAAGCTCATAGAGTACAAACAAATCGCAGACTATGCAGATCTCCCGGTATTGGCCGAATATGCAAAACGGCTTCATACCAAAGATGAGGTCATTCTGATTGCTTGGTTTTTCTCATTAACCTACAGTGAGCCCAGTACTTTCTGGCTGTTGGACAATCTTGACTATTACCGCATCAACAAACAAGGATTGAATCAATTATGGGATAGATACAAAATTCGTTTACCTTTTTGTTCCTCACGTCAGTATTGTAAAAACATGAACTGGTTTGTGCCTTTGATGAGCAAGTTTATGTCAGTTACAAAGAGACATCCATATAAATGGTTCAAATCTCTGTACAATGATCAGGATACTCCAAATGAGAAATACAGCAAAGTCTACTCTGAGATATGTCGCTGGAAGTATATGGGGAGGTTTTCTTCAGAGTTGTTTATGCTGGCAATAGAGGCAATGTCTGAAGTGACAGGTATTCCAAAAATCTCTCCAAGCAATCCCCCATTTTCTTGGAAGACTGGGAGCAATGTAACTTCAGGTATGCTGAATCTGCTGTACCTGGATGAAGAGGCTGATGCTTTTGATAGGACAGCTCGTTTGGATCCCTCATCGTACGCTTTGCTCGATAAAGGCGTACAGACTCTGTATGCTCGATGTAAGCATCAAGGTCTTGAAATCAAGGACTATACAAGCATTCTGCCCCGAGTATGTAGTTTCAGAAATTTGTTCAAAGGCAATCGTTATGTGGGTTTTCATCAAGATCGACAGCTGGAGGGTATGTATCAAATCTCTGCTCTGAAAGACACAAATCTGGACTGTATACAGACTCTGTATGATATCCGAAGATCCCTGTATCCGGAGTATCTTTTGGGTGAACTGAATGACTGGACTGGAATACGGAGAGATCGCAAGAAACTGTTCTTAACTACTGGGAGACTATTATGAAGCCGATCTTGGTTAATCTTCGGGGTTGCAATGGTGCTGGTAAATCTACCGTTCCTATGTCTATGTTGAATGATCCAGATGTGTTTGTTGAAGAGCTCAAGTACAGCGATGGCAAAAGACTTGGAGCTTTCACGGTATTCCCATCTTATGGGTGGATTGCTCTAGGAACTTATTTCAACAAGACCGGTGGGCTGGATGGTATTCGCAACATGGAATGCACCAAGACTACTCTCTATGCAGCCTTGGGTCTTTATCCTGACTATGATATCCTCATGGAAGGGATCCTCTGTAGTACAGTGTTCTCTAGCTATTCTGACTTGTTTCACGAGATAGAGAATCAGACCGGTAGACAGGTGATGATTCTGTCTCTTCTTCCGCCACTCGAGGTCTGTCTAGAGCGCATTCAACTTCGGAATGGGGGTAAACCCATCAAGGAAGACCTCGTGGCAAATAAATGGGGCTCTGTGGCGAGAAGCCATGAAAAGTTTAAGCAAGAAGGATTCACATGTATAAAGGTGAATTCTTCTAGAGTCTCCAAAGAAAGAATGCTCAAAGCATTTCTTCAAACTGTGGAAAAACACCGGAGGTAACTATGGACCAGAAAATGGAAATTCATCAGCATCTCTGTGAGAAGATGCATAACCTGTATGAGCGCAAAAACGCTGACTATGGAGATAGCTTTGCTCAGCTTCGCAAGCGATACCCAAACTTCGTGTGCATGCGGTTATTTGACAAGCTGAACCGGCTTGATACCATCATTCAGCCTGGGTATAAATGCAAGGTGTCTGACGAGAAAATTGAAGACACCTTGATGGATATTGCCAACTATGCGATCATGGAGCTGACTGAACGCATCGCTGACAGAAATCCCCCTATTTCTGCAAGTAACCTGTATGCAACTTCTATCAACACAAAGGAGGTACGCTAACATGTCTGTATTCATTTTCAATGCACAAACGGTGAATGATGCTTGGGAGCAAGCATTTGGCGCTCTGGCGATCCAGGCTTCTGAGGGCTTTGCTGACACTTCCCGTGATGGTGGAGTGGTTGGTGAGATCACTGATGCTGTTTTCTGTATCAAGGATCCTACCCGCAACATCGTGACCAGTCCGATTCGCAATATGCCTATGCGCTATGCTGTCGGAGAGCTGGCTTGGTACCTGTCTGGTTCCAATAGGGTCTCTGATATTAGTCGGTTTGCTAAGAAATGGGTTGACATTTCTGATGATGGTGAAACCAACAATTCCGCTTATGGATATCGTATCTTCACCAAGTTTGGGTTTGATCAGTGGGAGTATGTAAAGTCTCTCCTGATGAAAGACCCCAATTCTCGTCAGGCAGTCATTCACATCAAGAACGCCGACGATACACCCACCAAGGACACTCCCTGCACGGTATATCTTCAGTTCTTCATCCGTGATAGCAAGTTGAATCTGTCGGTACATATGCGATCCAATGATATCTGGATGGGTGTGCCTTATGACATGTTCAGCTTTTGCTTCCTGCAGATGAAGATGGCTATGGAGCTGGGTGTTGAGATCGGTGAATACCACCACTATGCTGGGTCTCTGCACATGTATGCTCGGGATTGGGAGACTGCTCAGAAAACCGTGGATAGCTGCTCCTGCAAGAAACTCAAGCGTGAAGGAGTGAACTGATGTCATACAACAGGGTCACCAAAGGACCGGAGCTCATCAAGGTAATGGTCAAAATTCTTGATGAGAACAAGGACGTTCTGGTATGGGATCACTTCTGCTATGCTCCGAAAGACCTGTACCTCAAGTTCTTGGAAAACCGAGGTATTGAGAGATTTGAACTGGCAGAGTACCTTCAGCGGTGGTGCCTGTTAGACTTCAATTGCGACTTACCTATGACCAGAGCTCAGGACATGACTGTGCTCAAAGAATTGATAATGGACAAGTACTCCAAGATCTTCCCGTATCTGTCTCGCCCCAGCACTACAGACAGACAAGGTTGGTGCAGAGTTTGGTTGTCCGAACATATGGAAAGAGAAATGAGGAAAAAGAAATGATTGATAAGACTACTTATGATGAGGACACTTTGTTCCCCCAGATTGCCGCAGTGGATTTTGATGGTCTGCTTGTAGAAAACAAGTTCCCGGAGATTGGTGAGATCCGTCAGCCTATGTTTGATGCTGTAAAGCAGCTTCAGCAGAATGGTTGGAAGATTATCCTGTGGACCTGTCGTACTGATGAGATGTTGGCTGAGGCTGTTGCTTTCTGCACGAATCACGGTCTTGTTCCTGATGCCGTGAATGAAAACCTCAAGGAAGTCCAGAAATATTTCGGCGGTGACACTCGTAAAGTGTTTGCCAACATCTACCTGGATGACCGAAATGCTCAGTACAGTCCTCCTGATGGGTTTGTAACTATCCCGCCGGAGTCCTATTGGTGTAACCTGTGATGGAAAGCAATTTTCAGAGCAGAGCACTACATTACTTGAATTCCATTCCGGGGTGCAAGGCAGAAAACGTTTCCGGAAACGCTATGCAATCTGGTAGACCGGATATCAATGGTTGCTATTGTGGACGGATGTTCAAGCTTGAGCTGAAGGTTCCTGATCATAGGAACACTACAACCAAGAAACAGGATCTGGAACTCAAGAAATGGGCGGCTGTAGGAGCTGCTGTCGGTGTAATCTATTCTATGGGGTCTCTCAAGAAGTTCATGGAGCATATGTACAATAACAAGTATCCTTCTCATAAGGAGCGCTTTGAAGAGGAAAACGGTTGTGAGTCTTGGTTCCAAATCTAACTTCATACTCAAGACCAAGCCTTGGGCTCATCAGCTCAAGGCTCTTGAGTATCTTTATGCTCGGGATGCTGCTGCTCTGTATACTAAACCAGGCAGTGGCAAGACCAAAATCATGATTGACCTCATTGTCAATCGAGGGTTCAAGCGTGTATTGGTAGTAGCTCCCAAAAAGCCCTGCGAGGTATGGAAGCCTCAAATACAGTTACACTCTGACATCCCGCCAGAGCATGTCCATGAACTGTATGCTCTCAGCGGTAAAGATAAAGCAGAGCTGTTAAAGACCTTCAAGCCGGTACAACCAAACGAAGGCTGCTCTGTCTTCATCTGTAACTATGATTCTGTTTGGCAAAAGCCTGTTGATAGAGTCTGGTTCTACAAGAAACTGGGAATTGATTGTGTCATCTGCGATGAGAGTCACCGTATCAAGTCCCCATCAAGCAAATGCTCCTGTTTCCTTGCTCGTCTCGGGAAGATTGTTCCTCACCGGTATTTGTTGACCGGTACACCTCTGGCTGAGAATCCTATGGACGTCTATGCCCAGTACAGGTTCCTTGACCGTTCAATCTATGGTACAAATTACCGAGAATTCTGTGAGCAGTACCAGAACATTGATATCAACTTGAGTGCTCGTGTGGGCTTCCCAATTCTGGACAAGAAGCAGCCTTACAAAAATCTTGATGACCTCAAGGAGAAGATGTTCAGTTGCGCTTTCTACATGGAATCCACGGTAAAGCTTCCCAAAACTACCAGAATGGTCATCAAGGTGCCCATGCCTCCGGAGGTTGAGGACGTCTATAAGGAGCTTGCCAAGGAGGGTGCTCTGGAGATGGAAAAGGGCTTCTTAACCGTGAACAACGCCTTGTCCATGGTCATACGAAAACAGCAGGTTACAAGCGGATATCTACCCTTAGAACATGACGACGGTACAACAGAGCTCAAGCGTATAAGCACGTACAGACGTACATTTTTGTATAAGTTTCTCAAGCAGTTACCAGAGTCTGAGCCAGTCGTCATTTTTGCGAAGTTTCAAAAAGACCTGTACTCCATCCGCAAAGTTGCAGAACGTCTTGGCTGCGGGTATTCAGAGGTGTCTGGCCAAGAGAATACCCTCAAGAATTGGAAGTCCGGCAAAACCCGAATCTTGGGAGTACAATATACAGCAGGATCTGAGAGTATTGACCTCACTCGTGCCCACTTATGTGTATTCTACACCCTTGATCACTCACTGGGGAAGTACGAGCAAGCAAGAGCACGAATACACAGACCTGGTCAAGAAAATCCTTGTATATACTACCACTTCACTGCTGTGATGTCTTCTGGCAGAACAGTTGATCAAGATATCGTTCAGTGCTGGAAGGACAAAAAGAATTACATAGACCTTGTTATGAGAGGAGCCTTGTAAATACAGGGCTCCTCTGTATTTTGGAAATTTTTTCAAGAAATTTTGAAAAAGGGCTTTACTTTTCCAAAAGAAAGAGTTATAATAAGCTTGTAAGGTTGAGGGAGGTGAGAAAATGAGTCAGCCCTACAGAAAAGGAAACTCTTGGTACATCCGGTTAGATAGCGGATACGAGATGGAGTTCCCAAGCTACGAAGAGGCTTGGGAATACTACGAAGAAAGGAACTGAGGGAAAAGCCCCCGAAAGGGGGCTCACCCTAAAACATAGGAGGAACTGAGATGAAGCTGAACAAGACTTACAACCTGAGAACAATGCTTGATGCTCTAATTGCTGCAAGCGATGATATTAAGAAGCTGGCTGAGCAGCTCAAGTCTCAGGGACGTCACAGTCAAGTATTCATGGTCTATGAGCCGGAAGGAATGCTGAGCACCTCTCCTTTTGCCAGGGTTACTCTGACTCATAAGGTCAGTGACGCCCGTTGGGAAGGGTACATGGAGACCCTCATGCAAGAGAATGGTCCCAGAACTCTGGTTGCTGTAAATCGCAGTGAGTACACCCTGATTGCAAACGACGACTTCACTCAGTTCACCATTCAGATGTAAGGAGGTAGCACCATGAGAGAGTACACCGTCAAGAACAATAATTTCACCGAATTTGACATCAATCCCGATCTGACCCTAGACAGAGTTGACCGTAATGGCACTCACTACTACACCAATAACCGTTGCCCCAAGTGCGGCGGCGAGGGGTACATCAACTACTACAATCACGTTGAGGGCGGCGTTTGCTTCCTGTGCGGTGGCACCGGTCATCACCCCACCAAGGTAGTTGTACGGACTGAGGAGTACGCCGCCAAGCTGGATGCCAAGCGTTTGGAGAAAGCTCGTAAGACTGCTGGAGCTCGGAATGCTGAGTACCTTCACCGTCAGGGTTTCAATGCCGACGGTATGACATGGGTGGTCATGGGTGAGACCTATACTCGCAAGGACGAGCTGAAGGCTGCTGGTTGTAAGTGGAGTCCTGAGTTCGGCTGGCACTTTGATCACGAGACCAAGCAGTTTGATACCGTCATAGTGACCATCCGTACCATGATTCCGTACTTTGAGGATGAGAATGGTCAGCTCTGCACTTCTGCTATCGGTCAGTATTCCGTTGATGGCACTCTGTACTTCCTTCCCTCTGAGTTTATCGTGGACTATGTGAAGTCTCTTCGTGAGCAGTACATCACTGACCACGCTCCCAAGACTGAGTATTTCGGTAACGTGGGTGACAAGCTGGAGCGTGAGGTCAAGCTCGTTCGCCGTGCCGAATTCGACTCCAGGTGGGGAACGACCTTTGTGTACACCTTTGTGGACTCCGAAGGTCATCAGTTTGTTTGGAAGACTGGTACGTCTTGGGACGTTTCTGAGGGAACCAAGATCACCCTCCGAGGCACGATTAAAGCTCACTCCGAGTATCGGGGAGCACGGCAAACGGAACTTACTCGGTGCCGAATCGCATAAGTCTCGTTCTCCGGAATTCCTCTCATCGTATTTCTCCTCCGAGGGGGAGGGGGCGGTAAACTACTACCTCCGAATTAGGACAGCACCTCGGGCATTTTAGGCCAAAGAAACTCCCCCACCAAACGGCAGGGGAGTTTTCTATTGAGCATCACGGGGTGGCAGGGGGATGATTCGGTGCTCCTCCTCGCTCCACACATACATCTCCGCATTGGGTTGTACCTCACAGACAGGAGCATACTTGTTTGGTGCTACCCTCACGAAGAGCTGCGGAGGGTTCAACACAAAATCTTGCCTACATCCTTGCACTTTTCTTTGTACCTCTCATGATACTCATCCTGAAGCATACCAACATAACCGAAGTCATAGTCAGCGGCTTTCAGCTCAATGCAGAGCCGTTCCAAGTATTTCAGCTCCAGATCCACATCGCATACAAGGCAGTTGATCTCGTTGAAATCAGCCACGCAGCCCCATTCAAGCAGAGTCTTTGCACTCTTCTCATACAGAGCTTTAGTGTCTGTCTCCCACTCCTTGTACTGTTCCATGGCTCTCTGTACTGCCTGTTTCCTCACTGAGGAAGTCACGGCCATACGATTGTACTGGTACCAATCATAGGGGATGATGTCAACAGGCTCTACATCCTCATTGGGAAGCAGCATACCATGATGATTGATGTAGTACCGCTTGAGCTTGCGGTGCATACAGGACTCCTCCAGGAACTGGTACTCGTGCATACGCTTGAAGCCTCTAAGACCGAGGAAATCAAACAGATCAGCCATGTCATTGTGGAACATCAAAGCTAAGACCTGGCGGGCATTGACGACGGTAAACAGCTCCTTGACATCTTTGGGGCTGTACTCCGCCAGAGAGAATTTACTGTTCATGTTCGTCCTCCTTCTAGCTGACTCAACAGCAGGTCAATCTTCTCATCCTGTTTAGCTAGATGACTGTGTATGTCATCAACCGCTGCTTGAACGGCTTTGCTCATGGTGCTTTGATCAACGTTTTCTCCATAGTTGGCTAAACCAATAAAGAAGGAAACGATTGCCATAGCATCTAACAGGGAGATCTGACCGTCTGTTTTCATGCCAGCTTCACCGCCCCAACACAAGTGTGGTTTACCGTGCCGGCCACACCGCTGATATCCAGGGTAATGAGAGGACGGTTGACACAGCAGGTGTTGATGCACAGATCAGTCTCGATATGATCGGTGTACACCGTGCCAGCAGTTACAGTCTGCTGAGCAATAGCGCAGGGAAGAGCCACGCCGTCCTTGTACAGCTGGATGATAGCTACACCCGCAGCAGCGGGAGTGTACGTCACGTCAGCAGACAGATGATACAGACCAGACCGGTTTACACGGATGCTAGCTGTATTCAAGGTCAGGGAACAACCGCTGTTTACAACAGGAGTTCCTTCCAGGTTCAGAGGGGTCAGAGCAGCGGTGAATGCCTGAGCAGAGTTGTTGTATACCCGAACGCAGGACTTTGCATACTGGTTATTCATTGTTGTTCTCCTTTCATAAAATGCGGGGGAGAGCATATGCCCTCCCCCTGAGTCGGACATAGCTATATGTCAATCTTCAGTTGTTAGCAGCCACAACCGTTGCCGCAGCCATAGGAGCCATAACCATTTGCCGCCGTGTAGGGGCTGCAGGTGATGTAGCTCGGAGTGGGGAAGGGGCGAACAGCGTTGATGATGGTCTGAGTCTGAGACAGATTACCCAGCTGGAGCTGAGCAGCCTGCAGGTTGTCACGCAGCTCCTGGATGGTGTTCTGAGTCATCAGAGCTCGAGTGGCATCACCGTCGGCCTTAATGGCGTTGACGATGTCACAGGTGTTACGAGCGTTCTCGTAACGGACGGCATCGATGTTACGGTTGGTTTCGCAGCAGCACTGCTGAGCGGCAAAACGGCTCTCAGCGATGTTGCTGTTCACGCCGTTGAAGCCCTGGCAAAGCTGGCTCTGCAGACCATTCATGCCCTGCAGCATGGTGGTGTTCTGAGCGTAGAAGCCATCACACAGACCGTTCTGAATGCCCCGGATGCCGTTCTCAAGACCCTGGTTGTTCAGACCCTCATACAGCTCTGCACGAGTCAGAGCACCCTGAGCGGCTGCATTGTTGCCGAAGCCGAAGCCACCACCGCCCCAGGCCAGCAGGAAGAACAGGAAGAACACCCAAACCCAGGTGCCGCCTGCACCACCGAACATGCCATCGGAGTCACGATTCTGGAGAGCCATGACATCAGCCACGGACATCCCGCTACCAGTTTCCATACCCATTGTAAAATACCTCCTTGTTAGAATTTTATATCAACCCATTGGAAATTGGGATTGAAACTGAGCCCAGGCCTGATCGAAATCAATTCCTCGCTGTTTGCAAAGATTCATACAGGTCTGCTTAATCTCCTCAGGAGACTTACCCTGAGCCATCTGTTGAGCCTGACGGAACATCGGGTTGGCTCCAAATTGTTTGGTCATAAACGACATAGGGTTCATCATAGCACCCATCATCTGGAAGGGATTCACTGTTTATTGCCTCCTTTCAGTTTCTGTTCCAGCTTGGCGATTTTGTCATTGAAGGACTGAATCATGGCATTGAAGTCCTCTTCTCGAACATAACCGGTCAGATCCACGGCCGGAGGGGGAGGAGCTTCGACAGGCTTTGCTACAGGACTGTCAATGCTGTACCGTTCAAATATGATGTTTCCATCGAGACCGAGCTGCTTGGTGTAGATCTTACCATGAGCCTTGTCTGGAAATACAAACAGAGACCCATCAAAGTCAATCATAGCAGCGTTAGCTTCCTGCTCGTTAGATACTGGTCTGCCTTTGAGAACAGGAGCAGCAGTTTGCTGCATGGCTGGCTGAGGAGGGAAGCTGCTCCCCATCTGGGGATATTGAGCTTCCAACATTTGGAGTCTCTGTTGCGTATTCTGTATTGCTGGATTGTTGTAGGGATACGGCGTCATAGGTGCCATAGGATACATAGAAACAACCTCCTGTCTGGTTTATTCTACTGTAAGTACACCTTAAATAGAACAGATAGGAGTATACTAAAAGTATTCGGCAAGAATACTAAAAGTATAATTTTAGGCATAAAAGAACACCGCCCCATAAAAGAGCGGTGTTCCTTATTCAGAAGAGTCTAGACAGCTTGGAGAGAGCTTTGACGTGTCTTTTCTTGATTGTGATCTCCGCATACCCAAGAGTGTCGCCTATGTATCGGAAATCCTTGCCTTTGAGGTAATGGAGCCTCAATATTTCCTTGTCTTCATCCGATAGGGTGGATTCGTTTAACAGGTCATCAAAGCGTCTCACACTTGGGATAGCCTCAAGGCGTTTCCTGGTATCAATGTGAGTGCTCAATCAAAACACCCCTTACCTGTATTTGCCGCAGGTAGGACAACGACTCTGGCCTTTACCTGAGCTCTTGCCTCCGATGCTTGTTTTACCCGAGGGGCTCGACTTCGTCACTGACGTTCCCTTGCTCGAGTTGTACCTCCTGGTTGTCTTGATCGTTATTGTTTGCTTCGCCATAGATTACCTCCTCAGGGTCTCCTTGGATGTATTTGGCACTCTCACCGGATTGGAAAACGTTGTTACCGTTGCCCTCGCCGGTATCTTGTTCAACCGTCATTGTTGTCTCTACGGCCATGTGCTTTTCGTACTGAACGAATACGATGCAGATGATGAGATTGACCAGGATGCTGATTATGAGGATGATCCTCAGCCAAAGGTCTTCCCGACGTTTGGACTCCAGCATGGTCATCACGATACGGTTGAGAGCTATGCTTTGGTCAAGGGCATCGTCTTCAGTTTTCATGATGTCCAAGTCCTTGGTGGGAATATCCATGCACATCAGCTCCTGTCTGTTTAATGTAGTTCAAAATCTCGATGAGTACATCATGGGTGTTATTGAGGTCATTCAGGCTGTGGAACAGAGTCTTAATCTGTTCTTCATGAGAGTTTACCAAGAGGGCAAGACTCTGCTGACTGTTCTTGATTTCCTTTACATCAGTTTTCAGCTCAGCAATACCGGCCACTGCTTGATTCAACTTCTGAACAACCTCTCCATCAGCCTTGGCACGACTATTCATGCCAACTACAAAGGTTGCAATACCGATTACACAGGCTACAATACTGCAGATGAACAGGGTTGTTTCCATGGGCGCTGCCTCCTTTCTTTAGTTCTACTTTTATTATATACCGAGTTTTCGGAAAAGTAAAGCCTTATTTTAGCGGAGACATGCCGCCATCTGCAAGTTCAAAATACTGACCAAGGAGTTCATGAGGAAGGTACTGAAGGGTGATTTTTCCACCAGAGGATTCCCCAGTACGTTGACAAAGATAGACCTTGCTATCTTCGGGGTCAGTATAGTACAGACCATAAGTGTACTCCATGCCCCGCACGGCTGGGATAGGATCATCCTGAGTGCCTGTATGGTCAATATCTATAACCGTGAACATAGCCGGAGTTGCATCTGGAGTCCAATCAGCCTGGGTAGTGTGTCCCATGCCTGAGTTCACTCTATATAGTCGTTTCGTCCCCTCATAGTAGATTCGATCCCCCGCTTCCACTGTAATCCCCACAGACCACTTTGGGTAGAGCAATGGTGCATTTACAGCTTGAGCATCAGTCAGTACCGCAGCAGCAGCGTCCATACTTGCACGGATTGCTCGTGCTTGTTCTAAGATATCAGCTATCATGGTTGATTTCCTCCGTTTCTACACCCACTTCATTCAGCGCAGTTTTGTATTGTTCGATTTCAGCTTGTGCTTGTTCTAGTGGTGTCAGCACTTCCTTGCCATCCCGATAAAACTTGCCGTCAGTGTAGGTGTCTCCCATGGCCACGGGTCGGTCGCCCAGCTTCACAGCGGTAGGGAAATCGCCAGCGTTTTTGTCGTTCAGCCAGATGACGTTAACCACAATGCCATTGCTAATCAATGCATATCTCATGCGGCCACCTCCTTAACCTCTCGCATTGCGGAGGATGGCGATGCCTGAGCCGCCAGTAACGCCACCAGCGCCGCCACCAGCGCCACCGCCAGTGTTAGGCGTGCCACTTTGTCCACCAGCGCCACCGCCACCAGCGCCGCCAGCGCCTTGACCGCCTGAGTAAGCAGAGTTGCC